GACGGCCCACGAAACGATGGCGTGCTGAAAGTCGAACAGATGCGGGTTCAGTTCTCCCGGCTGGTGGCCAGTGCCCACCTCGGCGCGGCGCTTGCCGGCCACAAAATCCTCGTAGTTTTGCACTCTCTCTCCTTTCGTTGCGGCCATGCCGCAGGTTGAAAAATCATCGGGTCCGGCTCACCAGCGAGCCTCACCCACATCTGCAGGCGTCTCCCGCAGATACCGCGACGGCAGCCGCTTGACCGTGCCGCGCAGCACCGACTCAGGCAGGCCGGGAAACGGCCAATCGGGGCGAATGCGGGCCACGCGCAGGGTTGCCACGTTGACCTCCAGCACCATGGCGTCTTGGCCATCTGACAGGCGCACGCGGTCGCCTTGTTTCACTCCAGAATCTCCCGAATCTGCCCGAGCATTTCGCGCACGGTGTCCAACTGGATGCCGCGGTCTACGCTGGTGCTTAGCTGGTGGCCATACGCCTGCATGTTGCGCTCGGACAGCTCTCGCAGATGATCCAGCGCAGCAATTGCCATGTGCGCCGTGGCGATGTCTCGCGCCGTGATCTTCTGGCCGCGCCGCTCTGTGAGTTCCACCAGGCGCATGTGTGTGGTGTCCAGGGCGCTCATGCTTTGCGCCCCTTCAGCTTGCGACAAGCGGCCACCAGGCGCTCGACCAGCTCGAGCCGAGGCGAGTTCTCGCCGTGCCGCAGCCGGTAGATCGTTTTGATGTTGACGCCTGCCTCGGCGGCCAGCGCTTTCGCGTCAACCTGCCTCAGCAGTTCGGATAGTTGTTCACGGGTAATCATGTGGCGAATTCTGGCATAGATGTCTATCGCTGAACAGACATTTATGTCCCTGCGATTTTGTCGGGATTGTTGAAAGCATTGGACATCGGTGTCCAGTGAGCGCAGAATTCATTCCATCGCAACACGCAACCGGAGACGCAACATGCAAGTCCTCATCACCCGCCACGACAAGATCAACGACAGCCATCTGATTGAACTGACCTGCGGCAATCAGTCGGCGCACATCTGGATCGCTCCTTGGTACGTGCAAGTGTGCAACCAGAACGCTTCACACAAAGTGTGGCGCGGCATGGGCAAGCGTTTCAACAACCTGCAAGCCGCACTGACAAACTACAAGTCGGCCGCCATGCGCTCCATGATCGAAGCCGCCGCAGCGGCTATCTGAGGCAACCATGCGCCCGCGCCCCATCGACTACACCTTCGCCGCCGCCTTCGGCTTCACCCTCGGCTGCCTGCTGGCGGCCTTCATCTAAACCACAGGAGCCCACCTCATGCAATACACCACCTACGGCCCCGGCGACAGCGCCACCTGGGGACCGTGCGCCGACCCGCGTGACCCGCGCTGGGATGGCGACCGCGAGCCCAGCGACAGCCACCGCGCCGATGCGGCAGACGAACTGCTGGCCGACGCCTGGGCCACCAGCGACTGGCTGGCCGCGAACATCACGCAACCCGAGTGCAGCACCACCGACACGCGCGGATTTGAAGACCTCGACATGAGCGAGGCCACCGTGGACCAGCTCTGGACGCTGATGCTCACCGGCTCAGATGCGCAGTGCTTGCATGCCAGGATGGAGCTCAAGGATCGCATCCTGCGCGACGAGCGCACCTGGATTGATGACCGCGCCCTAGAACTCATGGTCGAAGACACCGAAGACGACCCCTACACCGACGACCCCCACCACTGGTACTGAAAGGACCGACATCATGGAATTCCAAATGCACAACGTCGTCAGCGTGAGCGCTGAGCCGACAGAAGCTCAGGTCATTCCTTACTCCGGGCGCGTGTTCTTCGTCCGCAAGCTGCAGATCACGGACGACAAAGGCGTCACCATGACGCTGCGCCTGTTCTCGGACAGCGCCGAGGGGCTGAAGATCGCGGGCGATGCCGTGGAGGTGGCGGCATGAGCGCGAAGCACACGCCGGGGCCGTGGAACACATACGTCAACGATCATCGTAGCGTTGTGGTTCGAAAGATGTTTGATGACCAAACGGAGTCAAATGAGATTGCGCGATGTTGCAGCGGCTTTGCCGACGCCCGCCTGATCGCCGCCGCGCCGGATTTGCTGGAGGCGCTTAAGGCCGTTGTCCGTGTTGCCGACAGGAAGACAGACGAGTTTGACGCGGCTCGCGCCGCCATCAAGAAAGCGGAGGGGAAAGTATGACCCGCGACGACATTATCCGCATGGCGCGGCAGGTTGGCTATACATTGGTTGAGTATGAAGGCGAGCCCTACATCCCGCCGTTGCTAGCCGCGCTTCTTAGGGCTGTCGCAGCCTCAGAGCGTGACATTGCCGAGGCCCAGCGGGGTGATCTGCTTGAGGCATTGGAATCAATCGCCGACTGCTGCGACGAACATCACGCTGCGCGTGACTATTGCTCGCGCCAGACGGAAATCCGAGGCATTGCCCGCGCCGCCATCGCCAAAGCCACCGGAGAACCCGCATGACCACCATTACCGACACCCAGCGCACCGACGACTGGCACGCCGCCCGCGCCGGCAAGGTCACCGCCAGCCGCTTCCAGGACGTCCTGGCCAGAAACAAACCCACAGCCGCGCAGGCCAAGGCCGGCGAGCCTGGCAACCCGAGCGCCGAGCGCACCCGCTACCTCTGGCAGATCGTGACTGAGCGCCTGACGGGCCAGCCCGTGCAGATGCCCGACGCCGCACCGCTGCGCTGGGGCCGCGAGAACGAAGACGCCGCCCGCGTGGCGTACCAGTTCACCACCAGCGCCAAGATCACCGAAACGGGCTTCGTGGCGCACCCGAAGCTGCCCATCGGCGTGAGCCCTGACGGCCTGGTGACGGACGAGACGGACCCCGATGGCGCGTTCGGACTCATCGAAATCAAGTGCCCGTGGTCATCTCAGGTCCACCTCGAAACGTGGCTGGGCGGCATGCCAGAGGATCACATGCCGCAGATCCAGGGCCAGATGTGGCTGACGGGGCGCGAGTGGTGCGACTTCATTTCCTACGATCCCCGCATGCCCGCCGACCTGCAGCTCTACGTCCAGCGAGTCAAGGGTAACCCCGAGTTCCAGGCCAGCATGGAACGCGAGATCATCGCATTCAGCGAGCAGGCAGACGAGATCGTCGCCAAGCTGCGTGCCAAGGTGTCTTTCTAACCACAGTAACCACAGGAGTTCTGCATGACAACTGCACTCGTTCCCGTCGATCAAGTCGAGCGCATGGCCGTGGCCGTCGCCAAGTCCGGCCTATTCGGCACCAAAACGGCTGACCAGGCTTTGGCCCTGATGCTCATCGCCCAGGCCGAGGGACTGCACCCGGCCATCGCCGCCCGTGACTACCACGTGATCAACGGCAGGCCCACGCTCAAGGCCGACGCCATGCTGGCCCGATTCCACTCGGCAGGCGGCAGCGTGCGCTGGGGCGAATACACCGACCGGCGCGTGGTCGGCACGTTCAGCCACCCGCAAGGCGGCAGCGTGGAGGTCGAGTGGACGCTGGACATGGCCACGGCTGCCGGCCTGACCAAGAACCCGACATGGAAGTCCTACCCGCGCCAGATGTTGCGCGCCCGGTGCGTTTCCGAGGGCATCCGCACCGTGTTCCCCGGCGTGGTGGTCGGCACCTACACGCCCGAGGAGGCCGAAGACGCCGGCCATGCGCCGGCCGCGCAAGCCGCGCCGGCCCGTGACATGGGACCAGCGATCGAGGTCGCCGACTTTTCCCAGATCATGCGCCAGATCGACGCCGCGCAAACGGTGGACGAACTCAACGCCCTGCGCGCCGCAATCCGCACGCTGGACCGTGAAGCCCGCGCCGAGGCCATGGACGCGGCCAAGGTGCGCGCAGATCAGATCCGCGCCGCCCAGGAACCCGCAGCAGACCAAGGGGGCGCAGATGACCCGATCTGATACCTCTGCCGAAACCGTGGCGCCGCAGCGCCTTTTCAGCGTGGTCCCCGCCGGCGACCGCTGGCTTGTCGTGCGCCGCTTGACTTGGCTGGACGGGTCAGCCGCAGTGGTGGCCGATTGCCTGACGCGCAGCAGCGCAGAACAGGTGTGCGCCGATTTGAACGGGAGGGATGAGTGATGGAACTGAGAGACCAGGACGGGACGCTGCTGATGGCGGTGGGCGAGACTGGCGGGTACGCCTTTCCATGCGCGCCATCACCCACGCATTTTTCATCCAGCGGCATGACCCTGCGCGATTACTTCGCGGCGAAGGCCTTACATGCAGAAATTATTACAGGCAGGCAACGGTATGACCTCGGATTGCTTGAAGTTGACGAATGGAGCCAAGCGCAGCAACTTATTGCAGGGTACGCCTACGACATGGCCGACGCCATGCTGAAAGCGAGGACCGCATGACCCCCCTCCGCCCCCGCGTAGCCGACACCCTGGCCATCGTCCAAGAGCGCCAGCCCGTAGCCATGGCCGACATTGCCTACCGCCTGGGATGCGAAGCCGCCACAGCCAAAACCTACCTCAGCCAGCTTCACCAGGCCGGCCTGATCGTGCCGTCCAGCCGCGGCCGCTGGGCACGCTGGCGCATCGCACCGCCGCCACCGCCGCCCGAGCCTGACTCGGTAGCCCTGCAACGGGCCATCGAGCAAGCGTCCAGCATCTGGCATTACGCGCGCCGCATCGGCGTCATCTCAGGAGTCCACCAATGATCCGCATCCCGAATCCTTTTCGCACCCCGAGCCCCGAGGAGTTGATCGCCCGCGAGCTGGACCAGGCCAGGCGCGGCCTGCTTGAAGCGCAGACCGGGCGCGACTACGCCACGGCGATGGTCGCGTATCACGAGACGCGAATTGACCGACTGCGAACGCAGTTGGAGATGGCGGGAGAGGGGCAATGACTGACCTGAAGAAAGCCGCCCAGCAGGCGCTGGAGGCGTTGGAATCCGGGCTTGACGTTGACCCGATTTTTGCGGGTGAAACCGAGACTGCCCTCCGCGCCGCGCTGGAGCAGACGGAGCAGGAGCCGGTGGCTCGGTTTGACGAGCGATACGGTGGACCAGTCTTGCTGGCAAGTGCGCCGATGTTGCGTGACGGCCAACTGTTATATACCGACCCACCCCGCCGCGAGTGGCGCTCGTTGAGCGAGGAGGAGATCGGCCGCGCTTACTTTGCCTCCGCAACGCACACAGAGTACGCCCGCGCCATCGAGGCCAGATTGAAGGAGAAGAACCATGAGTGACCTACGAGCCGCCGCCCAGCAGGCGCTGGAGGCGTTGGAGAAGACACACACGCAGCCGGGGTGCCAACAGTGGCAAGCCGAACGTAAAGCGTCAGTAGCCCTCCGCGCCGCGCTGGAGCAGCCGGAGCAGCCGGTGGCGTGGCTTGAATCGCCATACGGTTCAATCAGGATGAACACAACAATGCGGTTTCAGTTTCCACCGCAAAGCCTGAAGTGGAAGATACCCCTCTACACCCACCCACCCCGCCGCGAGTGGCAGGGGCTGAGCGAGGAGGAGATTGCCGAAATCGCTTTGCAATCTCAGGACGGTTTCTCGCCGCACGACGACACACAACGATTCGCCCAAGCCATCGAGGCCAAGCTGAAGGAGAAGAGCCATGAGCATTGAAACAACGGACGAAGAACTTGGAAATAAGCTGTTTTGTGACTTAAAAAATGACGCTGAGAAGGCCAACTTTTTCCTATCTGGGAGGGGGTATGAAACGGGTGTGATTGCAAGGGCTATACAAAATGACGTAGCAATGACTTACCACAGGTGCGCCGTAGCTACAACCGAACTGCACCGCCAGCACGCCCTGAACGTGGAACTGCTGGAGGTAGCAAAGCTCGCTCTGCGTATGGGTGTGTATGGTGGCGTATCCCCCAGCACTGTAGAAGACGCCGCCCGCGCCGCCATCGCACGGGCGGAGGGGAAGGTATGAACCGCGAAGAAGTAATCCGCTGGGCGCGGCAGGCAGGCTGGTCAGAAATTGGTGCTGATCTTTGGGGTGCTGCCAATGATGGAGCCATGTCCACCTATGCACTTACCCGCTTCGCCGCCCAGGCCTACGCCGCAGGAGCCGCTGCCGAGCGCGAGGCATGTGCGAAGGCGTGCGAGGACGACCCGTCAAAAGCCGGCGAATGGACCGAGGACGCGCATACAGGTGGATACTACGCCGAAATCATCCGCGCAAGGGGGCAAGCATGACCCGCAACGACATCATCAATTTGGCACGCCAGCACGGCAAGCCCGTGCAGGAGCAGAACGCCGAAGTTGAATACCTGTTCACGCTTGAGGGCGTCAACGCGCTGCTTGCTGCTGAGCGCGAGGCGTGTGCGAAGGTGTGTGACTCGCGTTTCATTGGAGATCACAACCGGGAAGACGCGGAGGCGCGCCGATGCGCCGCAGCAATCAGAGCACGGGGCAACCCATGAGCATCGTCACCCACGTGGCGGTTTTTTTCGCCCGCAACCCCGAAGAGGAACTGACAACCCACGACGTCGGCATCAAGTGGGACATGAAGCCCAACAACGTGGGCGCGTCACTGAAGTACGCTGAGCAATCAGGCTGGGTCACCCGCACCAAGCGCGCCGACCCGACAGCGAGAACCAAGTTCCGGTGGATTTACTCTGCTGGCCCGTTGCTTTTTAAGGAGATTGGAAGATGAAACACCCACGCATCCCCCACGGCTGCGACCAGCAAGGACGATACCCCGAAGCCGCCGAGCCCTGCACCGAGCTGGGCCAGGATGACCCCGACTTTTACGGAGCCAAGTTCTGGGAGGGCGAGGTCATCGCAGCACTCTGCGTTGCCAGTGCAATCGTGGCCGGCCTTGGCGTTCTGGTGATGATCTTTGCGCCCTAATACGACCACACCGTCGGCGCGGCCCGCAGATCAAGGTGGATGAACCGCCCCGCGCCCTTCTGCTGCACCCCGATGCCGGTAAACCCGAGGTGCATGGCCAGGCGCAACACCTCATGGGCGTCAGCGCCTTGCACGCCGACGTCGCAGGCCAGGCCTGTGGAGTGCATACCTGGCGTGGCCTTGGCCTTCTCGATGGGATTATCAGGACAGCGATAACCTGACGTAATCGTCATGGGCCGCTTGTAGACATCCCGCAGCGCCTGCAGACGCCCCATGAACTCGGGCCGCATCTCCTGCTTGCCGCAGTGCCGGCATCGGAACTCGGCCTCGGTGAAGTTGGGGTAGTCGGACCAGTTCACTTGGTCACTCCCTTGGTCTTCTCGAAAGTCCTGAGCCCGCCAATACCCAGCAGGCCCGTCACCACCACCCACAGCAGATCCAGGTTCAGCGCAGGCGGTGCAGACCAGCCCTTCACGGCGGCGCCCCAGGCCAGCAGCGGATGGATGATGGTGGCGTACAGGAACCCCAGCGCACCGCACCAGCCGAAGGCCGGCCGCCAGCCAGCGACAAACACCGAGGCGTGAGAGGCCTCGCGGGCATTGATCTCAAGCTGTGCGATGGTCTGCTTGAGTTCGCCCTCTGCGGCCATCCGAACCAGTTCCATCTCGGCTTCGCGCTTGGCCTCCGGGTCCGGCACAAAGCGGTCCAGCAGCGTCTTGCCGACCTCCAGGATCGGCCCGAGGATCAGGGGGTTCATTTCTTGGCCTCCGCTTTGATGTGCTCCCATGCGGCCACACACAGGAACACCACGATGGCCCACAGGCCCGCTGCCGTGACTTTTGAGAACGCATCGCCCTTGGCCTTGTCCCACCACGAAGCGTTTGCAATGGCCGTCTCGTGCGCGATGCGATGTCCGTGCGGATCGCCACCGGGGAAGGCATCTGCAAACGATTGCCGCAGCGCCTTGAACTGGTTGTCCATGTGCGTTGTCAGGTGCTGCTCATGCGCTGCCAGGGCCTTGCTCACAGCCTCTTGGATGAGCACCTGCACCCGATCTTCGGTGATGCCATGCTTGCGCCGCTCTGGGCCACCGTAGTTCGTCATCGTTCAGCCTCGCGTGCTTCGACTTCCATCGGATTGTTCCGATAACCGTGTCGGATTGTGTACCAGATGTAGGTCGCGTAGAACCGTACCGCGCCCATGCGCTGCGCCTGTTGCCAGTGCGCCTGCTCATGCCTGACGAGCGCTGTCTCGTTGATGCGCTCGGCCAGGATGAAGATGCCGAAGGGCGGCAGCGTGATGCCGCCGTAGCCGAAGGTCCGCAGAAACCAGCGGATGACGTGGGGCGCGGGGCGGGGCGTCATGGTCAGTTCGCGGACCTGGAGATTTCGTACCAAGTTGCCCCGTCGCAACACATCGTCAGGGTGTCGCCGGCAGTGGTCACAAAATTCCCGAGGCTTTGATTCAACAGCAGCACACCACCGCGAGTAACCGTTAAAACATCGGCAAACACCAATGTCACTTGATGACCTGTATGCCCTGCGGTGTTAATCGTGGTTATGTTCGTAGTGCCGGATATGCGAATAACATCAGACTGAGTAGGCAATGTAATTGTTGCTGCTGAAGCCACTACAGGTAAAGCAGGCGAGTTATTTGCTTGTCCCAAGGTTCCATAAAGCGCATTATTTTTGTAAACCAAAAAATTAGTGGCACTTGACGCGACTCTTAAAGCTGTCTCATAAGCATCAAAAAACTTATTGCCTTCTAGTATCGTCGTGGTTTGGTCGCCAGCAGCTAAATAACAAGCGTACTGCATCGTTGCAGTGGCACTGGTCACACGGTTATTCGAAATTGTGCATGACCCCAGCGTTTGAATAAATATGCCGTACCTATCGCCAGGAGTACTTAAGGTTGCGCAATTATGAATGGTGTTGTTGTCGATCTTAAATGTAGGGCTTGGAGATTGATCACGAATACCTGATTGCCCAATATTTGACATTACGTTGGACGCAATGAGGATGTGATCACAGGCACTAAACAATATGCCTCCAGCGCTACTATTTTGAATAGAATTCCCGGACAAAACAGCTTGCACGGTGTTCTGAATGTTGATCCCGTATCCGCCACTTGATTGGATAGTGTTGCCTTCAATCGTGATATTTCCACATTTGGCGGGCTGAGATGCACCCCCCGCGCCGTTGCTGGTAGTAATAGCCGAATCCAAACACGATATAAGCGTGTTTCCAACCACCGCAATATTCAACACATCAGCAAATGTGTTTTGGGCTTGAATCTTGATGCCCTGTAAAGCAATGACTGATATGGAATTGCCTGAGATAGTCAGGTTGCTGCACGCTGCCCCAACGTAAAAACCGTGCTGCCCAGGAATATCAAATATGTTGTTTCCGTTGCACACTCCGTTGGTTGCTTGCTCAATTCGAATACCAATTGTTGTACCCGTCATCTGGTTATCGTTGCAGACAAACCGATTGCAAGCTGCGTCAAACAAAATCGCGTAGCATCGTAGATTGGTTGCTGACGGCAAAGTGGCAACACCGGGGCCAATGATAATGTTGTTCGTTACCGTGATGTTGCTTGACCCCGCAAACCGGATTGCCGCATAGGTCGCCTTGGTGAATTTGCAACGGGTTACGGTTACGAATTGAGTTCCAATACCACCAAAAATGGCGGCGTGTGGGTTTGCATCATTGGTAACGTACCCGGCCCCGGTGTCATCAAACGTCAGCCCATCAATATAGATGTTTGTTTTTCCGACAATGTTTAGCATGGGTGTGACGTTGGTCACTTGACGAATGGTTGCATTATTGCCAAACAAGAATGCGCCCGACTGAACAGTCAATGCACCAGAGATTTTGTAAACATTGCTTGCTCCACCAAAATCTACAGCCAAATGAGCAGTTAACGCCGCCTGAATCGCCGCCGTGTCATCGGCCACCCCATCACCCACCGCGCCAAAGTCCTTGACCGACACGATGTCTCGCATCTTCGCCTGCGCCGTGCGCTGCACCGCCCCAGCGCCAGCCTGCAGAAACGTCACCAGATCAGCACTCAGCCGCTCCGTCGCCCCCGGCGCCGAGTACACCACGGTGCCGTTCTTGTTCTGCACCTGGATCGAGTAGTCCGAATTGACGTACAGCCGCGCCGGCGTGCCCGCATTGACCGGGTAGCCATTCAGCGTGCGCACAGGCTGGGCCGCAGTCACGGTCAGCGCCGCGTCCCAATAGGCCGTGATCGGGTTCGTGATCGGGTTCTGGTTCGCCGTGCCGATCCAGATGTAGCCGTTTTCCAGCGGCTGGCCGTCCGTGTCGGTGAAGATGGGGTACGGGGGCTGGATGCTGAGGGCGGGCATGGGGGCTCCTGGGGTTAGTCTGCTGGCGTTACTTGGCCGCGCAGTGCGGCCTCAATGCGGGCGCGTGTCTTGCGGTTGCGAACGTACTTTGCCCCCTCGCGCACGAGAGTGGCCGTAGGCGCCGGGATTCCGGTCAGCCCGAAGGTAGCGAGCGAGTCAAAGGCGACCATGAGCGCGCTGGCCGTATTGCTGGTGTTGATGGCGCCCGGTGGCGCGGTGTAGATGTCCGTCGCAAGGTCGGCCAGATCGCGCAGCACCTGAGCCTGGCGCTTGCCATAGAGCGCCTCTAGCTTGCCGTCCTGGTCCAGCGCGCGCACGGTGCGCTGCAGCTTGTCTGGCGACAGCAGCGGATTGCCGGATGAATCGCGCTGCGACGGACTCAGGCTTGAATCCTTGATGAACCGGATGCCGCCAGCCTTCAGATCGGCCCATGCCTGCTGACCTTCGGGGCCAGCGCGCAAAAGCGTGCCGCGCAGCTTGTTCATTTCCTCAACGGGCGACGAAATGACCACCTTGTCGAAAACATCCCCGAACGCCACTTGGCGCTCGTCTGTGCCGCGCTTGGTGCCCAGCAGCTTGGCCGTGAGGCCCACGTTCTCGAACTCGTTGGCGAATCGCTCACGCTGCTTGCGCGCTGCGCGGTAGGCTTCGCCGCCCACACCTTCGGTGGCTGCGTCAATGGATGCGTTGATCTTGCGGGAAACCAGGGCCTCGCGCCGGTCCGTCCAGTCGGTGTTTGCGTTGACGAACTGACGCAGCGTCTCGCTCGTTTTCAGGTCCACCGTCTGCGGGATGAGGTTGCCGTTTTCATCCGGCACCAAGGCACCAAGGCGCACGGCTTCACGGCGCACGGCTGGGATGGTAGGCACCAGACCCTCAAGGGCCTGCAGTTCAGACAACTGAGCCGCCAGCGGGGTCAATTCGACGGGGGCCTGTAGTGCGCCTTCGGCCTCGGCCTTTTCGTAGGCATCGCGCACCCTGCGTCGCTGCACCTCCACCCGATTCACCAGCGCACGGTCAACACCCATGCCCATGGCACGCGGGTCTGCGGCCACCGGATTCGGCATGTCAATCAGCGCGTCGAAGTTGCGGATTGTGTTGGCAGTCATATTTTCGCTGCGCTCGCGCAACGGAGCGCCAACTTCAGGCAGCTTTGCCGCTTCTTTCTCAAACTGCAGTTGAGCATAATTGCGCGTCAACATCCCAGCCGTGGGGGCTGATGGTCCGGTATATGGAACAGGCATCATTGCAAACCGCGCTGCACGCTCGGCAGCCATCGGAACACCTGCGGCACCCGCAGAACCCCGTTGCAGAGCGGACGCTGTGCGGCCCACCGCGTCCATGTCAGCCTGTTCTGGAGGCAACACCCCCACAGCCCTGCCAGCCGCACGAACACCCCGCGCCGGTGCCGTGGCAACACTCATCGCAACAGGCGCCGCCGCGGCCGCAGCACGCTGTGTGGTGGCCTGCACAATCGGCGCGGCCTGCCCTGCAGCCTGCATCACGGCACCAGGCGCGGCCACCACGGGCAGCACGGGCGGGATGACCTGGGCAGCCTCACCGACTGCGCCCAGCATCTCGCGGCCTGCACGGGTGCGCGGCGCGTAGGAGAACCGGCCTGCCTGCTCAGTGGCGGCACGCTCAATCTCGCTTGCGGCCTGCTGGGTGCCGAATTGGCCCGACAGGATCGCCCTGGCCAGCCCTGCGCCCGTGCCCTGGATCATGCCCAGCGGTGCGCCCACAGCGCCCGTCAGCAGCGACAGCGCGGTTTCTCCCGCGCCCACGATGCGCTCGCCGATGGTGGGCTCCGGGCCTGTTTCTGCGGGTCTGACTGCGGGAGGGGCGGCGAACTGCTGCGGCTGGGCCGCCTGCGGGACTCCTGGCGCTTGTGCGCGGCCTTCCTCCTGCTTGGCCTGCTCGTAAGCCTGCACCACAGTTTCGAAGTCCCGCGTGCCACGCTTGGCACGGTTCTGGACAATCCAGGCAGCGTACTCGTCAGCCGTAGCCATTTCAGCGGCCTCCGCGAATGATCAGATCGGCCTGTGATCGAATGTCTGTCGTGGCTGGCGGGACACCCGGCATGGCGCCTCCTATAGAGGTTGGAGCGCCGACACGCGGGATGTCCGGCGCAACCTGTCCAGGCCGCACGGGAGCGCCAGGAATGGCCGCTGCGGGTTGCGTAGGAGCACCACCGGCGCCCGCTGCGTATCGATTGGAGACATCCTGCGCAATGCGCGCCGACAAATCCATGAACGTCTCGCCAGCGTTGGCCGTGAACTCGCCGGCCTGGAATCCGCTGCGGGCACGCGCCAAGGAGCCGCGATTGTTCGACAGCCAATCCACGCGGGCGTTTTCCGTGGCGCTGTTGATGTCCTGAAGCTTGGCCATGCCGCGCAGGAAGCTGGCCATCGTGCGGGAATCCGCGTTTGCTGGCGGGAACCCCTCAAGCACCAGGGCAATGTCCCGGTCGGTAGCGGGTCCGGGCGGCAGAGATTGCACGGCGGCGCTGTTGCGCAAACGCGTGAACTCCTGACGGAGTTCTTGCATATAGCCCTGGTTGCCAGTGGCCTTCCTTAAGTAATCCGTGGCCGACGAAAGGACACCAAAGCCGCCGCCCTCTGCGGTCAGACGATCTGCCAGCGAGTTGAACTGCGCCGCCTGCTGCTTGGCCGTGCCTGCCGCCACCGCCGCCGTGTTGATGTCCTTCTTGGCCTGCTCGGGCAGGCTGGTGGCGATCTCACCAATCCTGGCCAGCGTCAGTTGAACGTCAGCGGCTGTCTTCTGCTGATCCAGGCCCAGCCGCGTAGATTCCACGTTGATGCGGTTCTGCGCGGCGCGGATGTTCCAGTTCTTTTCGTTCAGGCCGGCTTGATTCAACGCTTCCGCAAACCGGGCATCCGTCGCCGCCTTGATGGCGTCGCTTTGGGCCTTGGTCAGCCCAGCCTGCGCCAGCGCAGGCGCAAACTGAGCATCGACGCCGGCCTTCACCGCGTCTGCCGTAGCCTTGTCTGCATTGGCCCTGGCTTGCGTCAGCGCAGGGCCAAACAGCGTGGCTTCGCGCTGCTGTGTTTGCACCCTGCCCACAGACTCCACCACCTTATCACCACCAGGCAGGCCGGCCAGCATCACGCCTATGGTGCTCTGAGCCGACTTCGGGTCAACCTTCGCCAGTTGTGCCCAGGTTTCGTATGCCCTGGCCTGCTCCTCGCGGCCCGAATTGCGCTCGGCCTGGGCGCGTTGCTCGAGCAAACTGACGCCAACGTCAGGGCTTCCGACCTGAAACGCTGACAGCACCTGGGCGCCGAACCGCAGATCGTTGCCCTGCTGCTCTTTGGACAGTGCTTCCCAGGACTTCAGAAGGGACTCAGATTGATCCTTCGGAGCCAGCACGGCCACGGCCTGATAGTCTGCGAATGTCGGGTTCTGCTTGGCCATCAGGCCCTGCATAGCCTGTCCAAGCTGCTGCTGACGCGCAATGGCCTGCTGCTGCGCTGCGAGGTCCATCTCGCGTTTTGCGCGTGCTGCTTCCACCTCCTGGACTGACGCCCCGAGCTTCAGGCCCTGCAGCACCCCTGCGAACGGGTCGGCCTGGGGGATCATGTAGTTGATCGGTTGGACCATGGTGCTACCTCACATCGGGACGCCGGCAGGGATCAGCCCACCGGGCAGACCACCCGCGTAGCTGCCAGCGGCAGGCGCGCCGCCGCCGAACAGGCCACCAAACACATTGCGCCCGGTAGCCATCTGCAGGCCCGCCAGTTGCCCCGGAATCTGCGCCAGTTGAGCGAACGGAGCCGCAGAACCCAGCGCCCCGCCGGCCCGTGCTGCGCCTTGCTGTTGCAGCAGGTTCCCCACGTTCACGCCCGTCTCCATGCCCGCCGTACCCACGCGAGCCGCAGACTGCTGCCCCAGTGATGTCAGGCCGCCGAGCCGGCTGTACTGCTGTTCCAGCGCCTGCTGCAGCATCTGCGGCCGAAACTGCGCCAGCGCGGCCTGCACGTTGCCGCCGCGCAGGCCACCAGTGGCCGATGCACGCTGCAGGATCGCCTCCTCGCCCTGACGGGTCAGCGCCTGAAGCAGCGGGCTCTGCTCAATGCCTGCGATGGCCTGCTGCTGCGCCTCTGCGCCACCCAGGCCGATGAGGTTCTGCATACCGGCAAGCGCTGGCTGACCAGCCTGGACATACGGCGCCAGAAGGCGCTGTATCTCATCGAACTGCCGCCGCTGCTCGTCAATGCCGGCCTGAGCCGCGCCCGACTGTGCCCCTGCCGCCTCGCTGGCGGCATCGGATTGCATGCTGGAAGACAGCAGATTCCCGCCGACAGCGATCAAACCAGATACCGGATCAGGCATTACCGCCTCCCTTATTGAACTCGGTCAGATAGTCGTCCAGCGTCTCGCCGTACATGCCCAGCACCTTGTGAGCCACCGAAGCCGCCGCCACAGGGCCGTGGCACAGGCGCACAGCGGCCAGCACCAGTTCGTAGTAGCCGGCCCGCCAGACGTAGGATTGAGCCGATGCGTTGCCTTCGCGCTCCACGCGGTCAGAGGCTTGCCACTTCAGCACCATCATGCCCACCAGAGGCACCAGTTCGGCCACATGGCGCGAGAAAAACGTGTTCTGCGGCATGGCCACCAAGACGTTCCAGATCGTCGCGTCCAGCGCCTCGCGCCTGACAGAATCGTCGTCGGCGCAGTCGTCGAACGTCTGGATGCTTTGCCACAGCATGAGTAGCCACTCCGCAGCGTCGGCGGGCAGCATCAGCGAGTCGAAATGCGTGCGCAGGCTGTAACTCATGGCATCCTCAGAGGCTGCCGGAAGCCATGAACTCGGCACGCGCATCATACCCGTCAGGTGATTTCGCGTCCAGACACCCGCAGCGTGAGCGCCGTGGCGTTGCTGGCGACGGTGGAGATGAACCCGCCCGACTCCAGCGCCTGGCCCACCAGTTCCTGGCACAGATAGGTTTCACCGGGCACCACGGTGCGGTCGTCAATGACGAGGTTCGAGTTACCAGCCGAGCCTCCCGAGGTGACGAGGTTGACGGAGAACGTGCGGTTCACCGTGTCGGTGTTCGTCGCCGTCGCCTTGTCGATGATGGCCTTGGCGTTGGTCGCGGTGTATTGCGTGGTCTGCGTGGCCTCCATCTGCTTGGGAGGGACGAGGACTTTGACGGTGACGGTCATTGGAACCCCTGGATGTTGTTGGACACGGTGACGATGATGCTGGGAATGCCAGGATGCGGCGCAGCGGCGGGCACAGCCAGTAGTTGTGCTGACAGGTCACTCACCGAAAACATGATCTCGACGTAATCGCCGGCCTTGAGGCTGAAAAAGTAGTTCAGGGCCGAGAAAATCTCGGCGTTGTTGCCCTGGATTCTGATCTGACTGGCCGAGTCCGTAACGTCCGCGCCGTTCTTGCGAAACCAGATGTAAAGCTCTGCGGTGCCGCCACTCGTCTTGTCGAATTGAACGGACAGTTGCAGGTTGTAAATGCCGTCCGTGTCCACGTTGATTCGAGACTGCGGGGAACCGCTCAAGAACACGCCGGATGACAGGTCCGTGGTGTTCAGCGTTACCTCGGTAGCCGTGTTGATGGTCGTCGCGGTTTGCGTGGCGGTGCTGTAAAACGACCCGTAGCGAGAGCGCTTGAACTCACGCGGTGGCGGGGCGGTAGCCAGCAGTTCCAGCGCCGTGCGCATTTGCTCGACGGCGTCCAGCGCCTGCTGCGCCTTCTGATCGGCAGTGCCGGCAGCGATGGCCAGATCCACCAGCGTGGTGGGCTCCAACTGGCGAGCGTTCGAAAACAGCCGTTCGAACTGCCGCACCTGTTCATGGTCTTGCAGGAACGACGCGAGTTGATCCCGCGTGAGGTTGAGTTTGGACGCGGCCATCAGTACGCCAGCGGCTCGATCTGCGCCTCCAGGCGGGCGAACGACAGGTGCGCCTGACTGTCACCTCGGAACCGCTGCATACGCCAGTGGCGCATGGAGCCCTGCCGTAGCCACACCAGGCGCTTGGTTCGATTGCCGATAGCCCCGGCGCGGATGTAGTGATCCTGGCCCCAGGCCGAGCCATCGAGGGAGTAACTGGTGCTGATCTGCGGGTCCAGCCCCAGCGCCACGCGGCCCGTGAGCGCCACCAGTTCCAGTTCGTGGAACAGGGCGCCGCTGCCGGCGTTGTAGACGATCATCGTGCCAAACTCCCAGCGCACCGTCTGGCCCCAGTGGTCGCTGCGCGTGTCCACGAAGTGCCCGATGGCCGATGACG